CCTTGTTAAAGTGTTACCACCAACTCTTTGATGAGGTCGAGAGAGAGAGTGAGTTGGTGGTAACGTAACCTTTACTATATCCTCATCATTTAAAACATTATAACAGCTTGACACAACTATTGTCAAGAATTATCTGTCTGCCCCAGATGCACTTCCAGCCTCTTGTGGATATACAGGAGCAGGTTCTTGCATGAAATCGTCATTCCACTTGAAAGCTTCTCTCACTACATCTTTTGATAAACCTTTATACACTTGATGTAATTTTTTATCTTTTGCATCACATAATAATTGTGCTTCACTTTCATGTAGACCTTCGCACATTTGAATAAACATTTTTTCTTTCTGTGCTTGTGGTGTATCATTGTCTGCACCTTTAATAAAGTGCCAGAGTCTTTTTGATTCCATTTGAAGAACAGTATGTTCTGTTCCCATAGGAGCATCATTTTTTCCATATGGTACTTCACCTACTGGTATTACCCATTCTATTGTAGGGTCAAAAGATGATTTTATCAGCATTCTTAATGCTGGTGTATCATTGATTATTAATGTTGCTACTTTTTCTGATTTTGTTTTCGCCTTGTGTACTTTATCAAGTATTTCTGAAAACAATAGTGTGTGTGTTTGATATGCCATTTTAAAATTCTCCAATTTGTTCAGTTAGACTTTTTAGTCTTTTCTGTATAAAATAATTTAATAACTTACTTCTGTCACCACTAGTGGCAACATTGAAATCATCTAGGATTTTTTCTTCCAATTCTTCTGGGATATTATCCAGATTAATTAGTTTGTCATTTCTTTGATAATTTCGTTTCACTTCATCATCTAGTTCGTCAATTTCTTGAGCTAATATACTTTCAATTCTTTTAGATGTTAAAGGTCTTTGCCTTAGTGCATCTGTAAAAGTGTGGTCTGGTGATAATACATTAGGTACTCCATCTGACCTATCACCTTTAAGTATATGTTCCTTTATATATACGACAGGGTCAACCCCATTTATATGTTTCTTTGTAATAGGACTGTACTGTCGTACATTACTGTATTTATGCAACTGTATAAAGTCCTTATCACCAGATACAATCATAATTTTTTCGTCTTGATACTTCTTACACAGTACAGCAATGATATCATCTGCTTCAGCACTATAGGTTTCTACAACTTTGTATGGTAGAAACTCATTGACTTCTGATTTGATGTCATTGAGTAATCCAAAAATCTTATCCCAATCTTTGTTATCTGATTCTCTACCTTTCCTACGACCTGCTTTGTATTGTGGAAATACATCTCTACGCCAACAATTCTTAGAATCATATGTTATGACTACTTCCCCATACTTTTCATTAAACATAGTACGGTACAATCGTACTGAATTTAATATCATATGTCTAACCATTTCTTCATCCATCTCACCATCATTCATATTCAGATGCATCATTACAGATGCAATTGTGATTTGATTCATGTCAATTAATATCATATTAAATCCCTATAATAATTTAGAAAGGGTGGCACTTACTTTTTCGGAGGCCACCCTCCTAAAATTCTTAATTTATTAAGAAGCGTATCCTACGCCATTTCCATAAAGTGCTTTGATTCCAGCAGCGATAATTGTTTTATCAGCTTTACCGTTCATTAGTACAGCACCTACACCAGCATTAATAATTGCTTGTGTTGGTTCACCCATTCTATAGGAAGTACCTTTAGCATCTTTATTAGTATAAATCATATAACCTTGACTTCTTAGTTTATCCACCATTGCTTGTGGTGAAGTTAGGTCAAATGTTTTTCTTAATGTTTTCCAAGTAACTGTTTTACCAGCTTCAAATGCATTAATAACTCGTTGTGTCTTTGATAGTTTATTTCTACCCATATTATAATCTCCTGATTATTAAATTTTAAAGTGACTAATTTTTATGCCTCTAATAGTCATATTGGCAATTACAACATTGTAATTCTTTACTTTATGAACCATTATAACAGGCCCAGACATGTTATGTCAATCATTTTTTTCTTCTGTGTCAAAATGAAATGTTACTTTCATAGTGCCAGGTTCATTGTCTTCTGCAAATTCTATATCGCAATCTATTAATTCATTATCAATTATTTTTAATAGTTCATGTTCAGTCATCTTTTTTCTCATCATCTTCTTCTTTAAGAAGTCTTAATTCTTCTTTTTCTTCATCAGAAAGTTTCTGCAATTCTGTATCTGAGTAAAACTCTACATCAACTTCATCTTCTGTTATTTCACTAACCATTTCTATGATATCTGCCAAAAGTGGTGAATCAAATCTAGAATAATGTAAATCTACACCATTTTCATTTTCTGTTTTTTCTGGCGACATTATCTGTTCAATAAATCCTTGTATGATATGTGGTAGACCTTCTTGTCTTGATAAAGCACCTTTAATTACTTCTGATAAAAAACCTACATCTAATATAAACTGTTCGTCTGTAATGTCATAACCATTTTCACTAAAAGTATGTATCATCTGAACCATAACATTCTCAGTCATTGCATCAATCTTAGCAAGTTTTTCTTTCATTTGTAACTGAGAATTGTTTCTGTCTAATTCTCTATCATACTTCTGTTTAATCCACGTTGTAGTACCTTTATCATACTTATTAGATATTGGGTCAGAACCCCATGGGCCATAAATAACATTATCCATATCTTTATCCTTTTCATCTGTCATGTTATAATTTTATTCTCAACTGGCACAACTGCACCGATATAATTTAAATAGTTTTCTTTTATTTCTGGTTTAGGTTCATTAACAATAATAATATTACTTTCCTTAATACTCATTTGTTCATCATCGGCATATGGAATAAATGGTGAAAAGTATAATTTAGTTTCTGCACTAGAGCCTGGATTTTGTGCCATTGGTATTAATACAAAAGGTTTTGATATTGTAGTTATACTTTCATCTGAGTATGTTACTTCTGCAACTATATCTTCACCTGTAGTTAGTCTTAATAATTTTACATTCATTACGTTGTCCTTTTTCTGTTAATTCGTTTTCTTGGTTGATGTGGGCCTGGTGTTTCAGCAAACTTTCTCAACCACCTTTGTTTACCAGCAGCTTTTGCTAGTCTTTTCTTTTCACTTTTTTTAGTGTGAAATTGTCGTTCATGAAAATCATTTAATCTACCATCATTTAAAACTTTCTTTTTAAAGATTCGTAATGCTTTATTAAAATCATCACCAACAGATACACCTAGTCCTTTAGATTTTTCTTCTAGTCGTTTCTTCGTAAACTTGTTTTTCTGTTCGTAACTACGAACTTGAAAGTTTTGTCTTGGTTTATCGTTCATATTTTATTTCCATTTACATCTTGATACAACTGGTCTGTCATTTTATATATGACTGCCAGTGCATCATACTTATCTTCTATCCCTAACATACTTAATGTTTCTAGATTCTTATCTAAGATTTTCAAAGCTCCATCTTCATCTATTTCACCACCAACTAATCTAGTTGCTGTGACTGATAGAATCGTGTCAGCCTCATCCATGTACATATCTTTTACAGAACTCATATTAAGCAGCCTCTAACATAGACATAGGAACACTATAAGAACGATTTCTCATTCTAACTATTGCTTTCTTTATATTGATTTTTGTGATTACACCTAACTCTCTTTTAGTCTTTTGTACAACATAGACTTCCATACCTACTTTAAGTGTGGATTTAGCATTCATTACTTTAACATCACGAATAAAATCACCTAAGTCATTTAACTCACTTAGATTCATACTCATTATTTCTTTTCTTAATTCCTTCATCATATCAGACCTCTCATGTCTTTTGTTTATCTTATGTAACCATTATAACAGGCTCAAACAACTATTGTCAAGCATTATTTTATCTTGCAAATTGAATCTTGTATTCAGCAGACTCTGTATATTCTCTATATTTTGCATCAGCCTTATCAAGTCTTTTTTGTAATTTAGCGATTTCTTTCTCTGATTCTTCTGTACTAATATCACCATTTCTTGCTAAATTCTCTGATTCCCAAATCGCACTCTTGAAATTATCCATTCTTCCTTCGAAGTATTTTTGTTTTGGATTCTTTTCATTCCACCAGTTACTCATTTTTAATCTCTCTCATCTCTTTGTTTATCTTATGTAACCATTATAACAGGCCATACATGCTTTGTCAAGCATTATTTTCTTAATGAGAATCATTCTTCTCTTTTTTAATCATGTACCCAGTATACTAGGCTCAACAACTAATGTCAAGGTTTATTTTAGGGGGGTATCTAAATGAGAATGATTCTTATTTAGGTTTGTAGATGGTGATTAATTCTTCTTTTCCTTTTACTTTGATTCTATCAACTTCTACAGATTCGATAGTTTTCAATTTTTCCATAGTATGGGATGAATAGAGAGTAGATATTATACCCCCATTTTCATTTTTGTAATTTCTTGTGGTTGCCTCTAGTCTAGCTGCCAGATTGACTGCATCTCCAATAACTGAATAATCGAACCTTGTGTCACTACCCATATTACCAACTATGCATGTGCCTGTATTAACACCAGAACCTATATTAATATCAGGTAGTCCTTTCTTTTTAAAATCTTCTTTTAGTCTTTCTGTTTCCTCTGCACATTCAATAGCAGTCTTGACTGCCATCTCGGCATGGTCTTCACAATCAAGTGGTGCATTCCAAAATGCCATAATACAATCTCCCATGTACTTATCAACTGTTCCACCATTATCTAAAACAATCTTAGTCATACGATTTAAGTAATCATTAATGACTTCAACTAATCCCTCTGGGTCATCTTTGTTTTTGTAGTATTCTGATATTGGCGTAAATCCTACAATGTCCATGAATAGAAAACTCATCTCTTTTCTATCACCACCAAGTTTTAATTTACTTGGGTCTTTCTGTAATATGGCAACTTGTCTTGGGTCTAGGTAAGTTTCAAATTGTTTTCTTATTTGTTGTTTTAATTTAAACTCTAAAATGAATCGGTTAAATATACTGTGCATACCAACTATGGTAATGACAATTATTATCCAACTGATATCAGATAGTATTAAATGTTTATTGAAAAGATAACAAGCAACTAC